GCGGCACCGCTAGGTAGTGATACCATCGGCCAGCTCGGCATAGCTTCACTACACGAAGCTGCATCGAGTTCTCCTTCAGTGATAACCACTCGTTTTCCAGTGGAAGGAAAGAGGTGTTGTCCAAAGAGGGTGCCGGGAACTTGTCCTTCATAGGTAAATACTTTATCTTTGGTTTTTACTTTACAGCCTTGAAGAACTCCAGAACTGTCGAAGTAATAGAAGCGTAGGACGTCTCCATCTTTGTGGATTCTGTACTTTTGACAGACTTTTTGGGAGATACGTCGTTTCTGCAGCCGTTCGGCTGAGCCACGTAGTTGAACATTGGTGGTCATTTTTTGATGATTGTGAACAACCTCTCCCTCTCCAGGGGTGTAGGTGTTACATGAAAAACAAAAACTGTGACCATCGGAGTACAAAGAATTCGCATCCGATGAGCCACAGTGGATACAAGGCTCGTGCCTTATGAATTCGCTCTCGCTCATTTGAGCCAGTCAATAGGTATACTTTGATATGAGCACCAGGGGAAACCATTACGTTCTGCCCACTTGGCGTATGTTGTTTTAGATCCTTTGTAGATCTTGTTAAAGGGTGCTTGAAAGACGAAGCGAATATCTAAGTCGGGATTGCTCTTCTTCACTGCTTTCATCTTGCGGCGATCCTCGCTCGTCAGGCGTCCTTTCACTTCGAGAAAGATACCATTCGGCAAAAGAAAGTCGGGGATGTAGTTGCATTCGAGAACGTATGCGAGTTTGCGTGATTCGTATTCGTATTTAACTTTCAAGCTGGAGAGAAGGTCAGCGACCTTGCCCTCCAAGCCTGATCTATACATCAGTCGTCTAGGTGTTTCTCGATGATCTCTTCAACGATCTCCGATACCGCACGACGCATTTCATACTTGAAATCGTTGCGATCCGCTTTGTAGCGGGTGACGCTGATCTCAGGCAGCTTGACACACAGGGTGCCTTCGTAGAGTCCGAGCTCTTCGTTTTTAACGCAATCAAAGGTAACCATCAGAAGTCGTCGTCAGTAGAAGTTTCGTCGCTGGAAGTGATGTTCGGTTCACCAGCTTTGAAGCCAGCAGTTTTACCGAACAACTCGGCAACATCGGTTTCATCCATGTCACCAGTGTCAACACCAGCAGAGGTGTTAAGGGCGATTACCTGCACACCCACCAGCTTGAGGCTAGTGCCGTAGGTAACACCGTCCTTGAGAATGTAAGGCTTCTGGTGGAATGCCAGCTTGACCTTGGAGCCACCGTACAGCGGCGTATCCTCGTTAGTGATCAGCGTCCCTTCGCTGTCAACAACAGGGGGACGAGTCTCATCGTTCCAGCTGAACTTAACTTGATACTTACCTTCGCTAACTTCTTCCCAAGGCTCAGGCTTGAGAGTAGAACGCTTAGGATTCTTGAGCTTACCTTCTGCCCACTTAAGGACTTCAGTGCGCTCATCTTCGAGAGTGTCAACAGTTGCCTGATCGACAATTGCAGACAGTTTGTAGCCGAACTTACCCGGCTTCAGTACAGCTTGATAACCTTCAAGGACAACAGGCTGTTCAGTCTTGTGGATGGTGCGTGCCATTTATTCGAGTGGAAGCTAATTGAAAGTAGTTAGGATCTTTTTCGATCCCGATGAATTGTCTACCTGTGTTCATACAGGCGACGCCAGTGGTACCTGACCCCATGCAAGGGTCAAGCACAACATCATTGGGGTTGGAGTAGGTTTTAACCAGATACTCCATCAACGATACAGGTTTTTGAGTGGGGTGGTACTTACCCTCTGATTCTGCCGTCTTGAAATACTGGACGCTACGTGGGTAGCGTAGTCCTGAATCAGAGACAACATGAACAGCCTTGGTTTGTACACCATAGGCTTCAGTGTCGCGCACTGCTGTGCCCTTGTCGTAGGGCGTACCTTGAACCATCTGCGGGTTGTAAGTACATTGTTTCCGATAGAAAACAACAATATCTTCATGTGCCCGGAGAGGCTGTTTTTTTGAGTTGAGGTAGTTAGATGCTTTGGATTTTTCCCACACCCATGTGTACTTGAAGTCTTTGTAATTAGAGGAGATCAAGACAGAAGTAAACGGCTGCGCTGCTGTAGAAACAATAGCAGCGTTAGGTTTACATACACGATAGGCTTCTAACCAGAACTTATCATAGTCAATGATGGTGTCCCATGTGTTCCTCTTGTTTAGCGTGCCGTATGGGAAATCGGTTAACAGCAAATCAACGCTACCGTCTTCTAGATCTTCGAAGACGTTGAACATGTCATCATTGTAAAGCATCTAATATGAAGCACTCCAATTTATCGTGGTCAATAACAAACTGCTGTTTTACATTGGAAGAGCAGCGAATCGTTTTGTCTAGTGCAAGGCAGTTGAGTCCTCTACGCTTGAGGAAGCTAAAGCCGCCTGCGTCTTGACCGCATAACGCCGCCCATTTGGTTGGAGCGTTGTCGTTGTCTGACTCAACCTCTGGCATGGGACCAACAAATTTGTAAGCCATGTTCGTGTCCATGTATAGCTTGCACTCGATACCAAGGACATCGTTAACAACCAGATCGATTTTGATTGGAGAGCTGTTCCCTTCAATGTAGTAAGGTTTCTCCAGCTCAACTTTAAACCCCAAACTGCGTAGCGCATCAGCTAGGTTATGCTTTAATAGGTTTCCTCGTTGGTTCTTACTTGAAGCAGTGGTAAGATCAACCGTTGTAACTTTCATCAGCAGAAAAAGTAGGTGGATTCAATAACCGACTCGGGCTCAAGGTCGCCTACAATCGGTGGTGCAGTCTCCGCACCTATTTGAGATGCGAAGTCATTCAAATAATCATGCTCTGCAAACAGGTGCATGTAGGTCTCACGAACAAGCGTAGACAATGTGGACATGTCCGTGGCTCTGCATAATACAGAGTCGTGGATCAGTGCGATGGGTGCGTCAAACCGCAACGCTGACAAGTGTAGCAGACTAGCGTCCAAGCTGTGAATCAGGTTAGGTGCTGTTGCGTTCTTGTGGTGGAGCAAGTCAACCTTATCTGATTCACCGACAGCAACACGTAGGTTGCACGTACCAAGCAGCTGTAGCTCAATACGTTGTATCTCTGGTTTCATCAGCCGTTGTGTGACGACAAACCCAGAAGGTGTGGTCCATGTCAGCTCTGTAGCCCCACCTTTGATGGCTTCTGCTACTTCACTTTCGATCCATGTCATGACTGACATAGGACCAGGAACGACTACATTCATAGCGTCCCTGACTGCCTTGACCGTAGCGGTGAGATCATCTTTCTCAATCTCAACACCTTTCTCCTTCAGCGCATCACGGATGTAACCGCGATTGCTGTAGGGTTTGGCATTATAGGGAACAGTCATCACTACACGCTTTACGACCTTTCTATCTAAGTAAGATCGGATAGATGCAGGACAGTTAGGTGTAGCAGTTTCTGCAACTACCTTGTAGGCGTCTTGTGGTTTATCAGCGGGTAGGACGTTAACTAGACGTGCAGTTGATGCATCTCTAGCTAAACCAGCCAAGATTTGTAGACCACTACATGTAGCGTCTGTAGCTACCATCAGTGAAGTATGTGAACGATCACA